CTATAATAGCATCGTATTGGCTTTCAAATTCTTCTTCTAAACGACTTAATCGATCTAGTTCTTTTTGTATTAATCTTTTTTCAATTTTAAGTTGACCAAATTGAGTGGTTGATAATGCGTATTTTTCACGCAATTCTCTGAGTGCATTTAACTCTGACTCTGTAAGTGTGATTGCAGTTTGTTCTGTCATAACTTGATTATTTTAATTTAATATAAATATGGAGTAACCTTTCGAAACCTATGCTAAATTGTCTTGTACAATGAATTTTCCTATTCCTACTACTTCATCTCCGGGAAATAATTCATAATCTAAATTAGTTGTGTTTACTACAAGTGTAGAAGTTCCTGCAAATTGAGTAAATGATACAATAGCAGATCTAGGTATAAATGCAGCTGCCGTTTCCCAATTCATTTGTTTATGCAAAAATGTAAAATTATCAACACTGGTTGCTGGTAATCCTGTAGGGGCTGTTTCCCATGCTGAAGGAAATGATACTGTAGTGCTATTTAATACAGTACCTGTTAATTGTCTATTAATAGTTAAATATGCAAGAGCTTCTGTACTTGACGAACCGCCTGAACTTCTAGAACCAAAACCATTTAATAAAGTAGTACTTGCTTCTCTAGGAGCTATATTAGCTAACGAAGAAACTGATTCAGTAACTCCGTCTATTTCAATTCCAGCAATAATTTTATTAACTGGATTAAGTTTATATAAAGAAGGTGCATTTGGTCCATGAGAATTTAATATATGAGCTTTGGTTCTCATTGACAATGTAGCTCTTACCACTCTGTCAGTTCCCGTATCATTCATATTTTCAAATGACGGCGGGTCTATATGAGTAATAAATTTATGAGCGTCTCCAAAAGCCTTTCCGTCAAACCACATTAATTGCTCTACAATTTCATTTAATTGTACAGTATTATTAGTCCAACATAAAAGTTCATATTCTATTTGTACAAATTTAGGCACGTCCATAGAATAAAATTCTCTTTCTCTTGGTCTTTGAGCTAAATCAAATCTTGAATATCTATTTACTTGAGAATATTTTCTTTCAAAAGTAATTCTAGCGTCTGATGTTTCTAAAACTTTTAAATCTTGAATGTCTTCTCTTTTAGTAACAGAGTTTCTTCTTATCATAATAAGTGGAGTAAGAAGTTTACCTTGAGAATCACGAAGAAATCCATGCTTTTGCACAGATGCCCATTTCTCTCCAGCTGCGAACATGACTGGCACTGTTATAACAGAATTTTCTTCTACAATAGTAGGAGTAATCATATTTTCCAAGTGCCATTTAATTGCATAGTCTACATCATATAATGAAGTTGAAATGTCTTTAACTAACCCGTCTCTTTTGATATCAGTATATCCAGCATTACGCTTAACCTCTTTATCAGAGGTAAAAGTTGCTTCACTTCTAGTTATTTTATCTGGTCTCATTATAAGTTACTTGGTAATATTGGTTTAGATGTCGGAGGTGTTCCAAATCTAGTTTGCACTATATTTACTTTTGATTGACGAGTCATATGAGCTTGAACGATATAAGATAAAGAATATCCATGCTCACTTCCGCCGAACCAGCTATCTGGATCTTTTCCTGCAAAATTTTGGTTATCTACTGTGGAATCTATTTCAAAAAATCTAGAACGGTATTCTATTATATCTCCAATTTCAGGATGATTCCCTCCATCTACTAAATCGTCTTTTAAAAATGCAAAAGTACAATTTTGCGTTACATCAGGTCCATAATCTTCAGTAGCCCAAACTTCATCTTCAAAAGTTACAATAGCTGGAATTAAAACTGGTTGTTGATATACTTTATTATTTGTTTCGTCATAGATATTTGTAGATATAGAGCTCAGCTGTGTCTTATAAAATAACACTTCTGTATCTATATATCTGTGAATTAATTCTCTATTTAAACTTCTAATTAAAGAAGCGTCTCTCTGACCTCCAAATAATGCCATATCATTAACCTATATAAATAGGCATAGGTACCTTGTTTAATTGAGATTGTATATTATCTGCTTCTTCAGTCATTTTAGCTAATTGAGATTGTCTAGAAACTGCTTCTAGATTTTCTCTTAGTTGAGTAATTAAAGCGTCTTTTTCTGTCTGACCTTGAGATACTAAATCAGCTCCGTTTAAAGTAGTTTCTGAACCTGGAATTGGAATAGAAGAATACTTACCTCTAATATTACCTAAAACTTCTTTTGCTAGTGCTAATGTATATTTGAATATCCATTGTTTACCTGCAGGATTGATTTGATTATAAAGATGCAACTCGTATGGAGCATTTGAAAAATCTCCTACTACATTCGAACCTGTTATAACTTGTAAAGCTGCGCGATCTTCTTCCGTAATATAATTTATAAACAATGTATAATCATATGTCGGTAATGGAAACAAAGTTAATCTGTCTCCGGTAATAGAGAAACTAAATGCTGACTTACGAATCATATCATTCATTTCAATTGCTTGAAGTCTTAATAAATCCGCATACATAGGCATCATTAAGAATGAAACCCCTGGAGAATAATTGCCCCATCCAAAATTCTCTAACATTGTTTGAGACCCTAATCCAGTACCTATAAATGGGTCAAAATATCTTACGATAGCTGGAGGGGTTTCATGAAATATCTTTTTAATTTCAATATGCTTAGCCGAATCTCCAGCTACTTCAAACGTAAAATCATTTAAGTCATATACCTGCTGACCTGTCGTTACTTGTATAGAAGCAGATTTGTAAGATAAATAACCTCCTGAACCTGCTTCTGTACCGTAATTTTTTGCAATTCCTATTAATCTTCCTAAATTGGTATTTACGGGTTTACCTGTTAAATTACCTCCTGTTGGAGACCCTTGCAATTGAAACATGTTATCTCTAATAGAGAATTGATTAACTTGGTTAGAATACTCTAAAGAAGCCTCTTCAAAACAAGCGTAAAAATGTACTGCTTGAAGTTCGACATCATTTATTGGATATCCTAATCTACCAGCACACCACGCCGCTACTTTATCTGCGTGCGCTCTATATGTTGAATCCGTATCAAAGAATCCAAATGTGCCAGTTGAACCTGATACAAATGTACTTGATCCTGTCCAAATTGGTATTGTTACTGCCATGTTCCTTTACTTTATTAATAAATATCTTTTAAGATAATAAACTATAGAATTCTTTAAAGTGCTTAATTCTATCAGCTAACCCAATAGTTCCTCCATTTACTCTTTTAGTCACTGCTGTAACAGTTGCGTCATCAGCCCCTTTATCACAAATAGACCATAATTTATTTGAATCAAAGAAGAATGCTGCTGAAGCTAATGGATATTTAGTAGCTACTAAATCAGGATTTCCAACACAATCTTCTCCAATAAATTTAGTAAAGTTAGTGTAATTAGATTTTCCTGTTAATTGAATATAACCTCTTCCTCTGAATTTGAATCCTTCTCTTGAAGCTTCATCTCCATTACCCATTCTTGATGCATAAACTCTAGAAGCTATTTTCTCTGGGTTACGAGCATATAAGTCTGCCATGTTTCCAGGAAAGTATTTTCCAAATATTTTTTTAAGTCCATCTGCTGAGTAATTTACGTTTTCTTGAACTGCCTTGAAGTTACCACTTTCGTGACCACATTGAGCCAAGAAGTGAGCAAGTCTTAAAGGAGTTGTAATATTAAATTTAGATGCAGTGCCAGGAATTTGTGCAATAACTGAATCAGGTACATGACCTTTTAATTTATCTAATTTAAAATTTGAATTTGGTATTACAGCTGCTGGTGCTGCAGCTCCAAACATTTTTGCCCAAGTTCCGTCACCAACGATTCCGTCAGCAGTTAAACCATTAGCAGTTTGCCAAGCTTTTACTTTAGCTTCTGTTCCAGGTCCAAATGCTCCGTCAGCAGCTAAACCTAATTTTGCTTGTAATTTTTTTACATCTTCCCCAGATGATCCGTTTTTTAGTAACATAGTTAATTAGTTAAGTTATTTAAAGATTATTTTTCCTTTTTCGCCATTTGGTGGTCGAAATCTTTTAAGCATAACTTCTAGTTTAGCTGCCTCTACACCATGAAGATTACGCTGTGCTAGTTTTTTAATATTTTGTTTATTAGGTTCAAATACTACATATAAAATTTTATATCCATTTTGTTCTGCTAATTGCTCGTATGGTTCTCTTTCTCTATCTGTTAAATTCGTATTGTCAATTACAATGGTTGGCTTTTGTTGATGCATTGCTAATGCAGCTTTGTTTCTGCATTGGTTATGTGCATTGCCTAATTTAGTAGCGTCAAACTCATATTTACCATCCGGCGACTCAAAATAATTATCTGCCGAGCAAATTACTGGAGCGTTAGGTAGCTTTTTAATAAATGTTGATTTACCTGAACCTGGTAATCCTACCATTATAATTACCGTTTTAACTACTCCTTCATTTATTTGATTAAATGAAGTGTGATATGGGTTTGAATATACTTGACCAGGTACGAATTGTTTCATCCATCCTTTTTCAATATCTTCTAAAACCGTATCTAATATATCTTTTAATTTCATAATTTAATATGTTCTGCCTCTGTGGTATGAACTACTTCTAAATTTACTGTCGGATATTTCATCTTTAAACCTTCTACTGCTTTTACATTTTTAATAGAATCATCTATAAAAACTATATCTTCATACCCTTTTTTAATTTCCTTTTCTATATATGCTGACTTCTTTTGTGGATCTGCATCCCCTAGCGCCACAATATATATGTCCAATCCAAATTGCTTTTTCAAATAATACTTAACTGGGTAAGCTAAAAGTCTAGCTGTTAGAATGGTTGTTTTAGTATTTGGGTCAGACGCTGCTTTTTTAAGTAAAGTGATATTTGACTTAATAGGCACTGCAGTTTTAATTACTGCATTGAATTCTTTAAAATTGAAAGTATCGCCTGGTTTAGCATCATACACTGCAAATTCTGCAGGTGTAATACTTTTTTCGTTTCCATTATTTTTTACAATAATATTAGCCTTTACTTTTGCTAAAGTATCATCAAAATCAAATATTCTTAATTTTTTTGCTTTGGCTTCTTTTATCAATTTAATTGTACTCATAATCTAATATTTTACCTACTAAATCACTTCTGTGATTCTCTTTTAATTTTATCCATTCAATGCCGGCTATCTTTTTAGAGAGCTCAATAGCGTAGGTTAAACCTGATATAGATTCGTTCGTATCCTGCTGTTCGTTATCCCCGTTTATAATGATTTTACCGGTCTTTCCAAGGCGTGTTAAGATGGCAAGCATCTCAGGCTTCGTAAGGTTCTGTGCCTCTTCTACAATTAGCACATCGTCTATTGTTTTACCTCTTATAAACTGCACAGGTAATGCTTGAACTCTTTCAGTTTTAATGAAATCATCTATTTTAATTTTATCCATACACTTATACAGATTTTCAATAAGTGCTTCCATATATGGATTGAATTTATCTTCTAAAGCTCCTGGAAGAAATCCTAATGACCTTCCAACTTCAATAGCACTGCGAGTAACTAATATTTTATCACATTGCTTTTTATTTAAAAAATCTAAAGCTGCTTGTGCACCAACTAACGATTTCCCGGAGCCTGCTCTACCTGTTATAATAACAATTTGATTGTCTATTATTAATTGCTTAGCTTGCTTTTGTTCTTCATTTAAAACGACATTGTACTTAATATCATTTTTTCTAACTCTATTAGGCTCTTTCATAATAACTAAATTTATAATAAATATCAAAATAGTATCTTTTAATCAGTAGAAAAGGGGCTATTACTAACCCCTTTTAAACTTAATTTAGAATGCCTTTAGATTATACTAAATGCAATCCGTTTACTTTAATAGTACCATAGAATTCTGGTCTTACCATTTTCTTAGCATAACGTGTCATAACACCTTTACGTGGAGTAAAGTTTGTTGGATCGTATACTAATGGAGTCATGATAAGTGGAATATATGGAGCATATACAGCACCTGTTTCCAAGAATTGAGCACCTCTATATCCTAACAAGATAACATTGTCAGTCATGTAAGGGTTTTTGTATACTGTAAATCTTGAATTCAATAATCCTACTTTTTGAACACCCATTGCAAACTGCATTTTAGTTCCGTCTGTATCAGCAGCATATCCTGGGATAGACTCTAATATAGTAGCAACATCTGGAGAACATACTAAGAAGTTTGCTCCACCACGCATAGTCTTTTGGTGAATTTTGTTAGATACTTTTTGGATTTTAGTTCCTAAAGTTTGGAACCAAGTACCTTGAGTATAAGCAGTTCCTGCGAAACCAGCAGCAGCGAATTGATCAGTTGCTGAGTTGTACTCATATCCTACTTGAGCAGACCATTTTTCAGTCGTTACTGCATTTTGGATCAACATATCTAAGATTTCTAAATCAATCTCTTGAGAGATATATTCAGATAACATAGAAGTTAATTCAGCTTCAGCATCAATTGAGTGGTATGCATTTAAATCTTGAGCAAACTCTGGAGACCAAATTGCTTTTAATTTTCTTGTTTTAGCAACAATAGATTCTGATTTCAACTCAACGTTGATTTCTGGAATATTGATGTCAGTACCATTACCTACAGTATCTTCAAAGTCACCTCTTCCGTTAGAAGTTGGTTGAGTTTGGTAAATAACGTGAGCAGCAGTAGCTGTTAATGCTACAGATCCAGAAACAATGAATGAAATTGTCGTTCCAGAAGCAGTGTTATTAACTGTCGTAAATTGTGGGAAGTAAGCAGAGATTCCTGATCCTGTGATAGCGTAAGCTCTAGCTCCATTTAAATCTGCATTAGTTAATAATGAAGAAGAAATAGTTATTTTTTTGAATGCTGTTGAACCTGAATAAGCATTGATGAATTTTGTATCATAGTTAAATGAATCATCATCTGCCCCAGCACCTGGAGTTACAGAAGCGATAGACGCAGAAGCAGCACCTGGAGTTAAAGACGCAGAAACATACGCATTAGTTTTTGAATCATTGATAGCATATCCAAATCTACCTGCACCATATAAACCACCTGTTGGGTCACCTGCTGTATTAGTTACACCGAATACAGAGTTATTTTGATATCCTGAATCCGTAGTTGATAAACCACCTGCAGCATTGTTAGTAGTTGTAAAACCACCTTGAGCAGTACCGTATTTGAAATCCATATAGAACACAAGTCCTGATGGTAAATTCATTGGTTGTACAGAAACGAAATCTTTAGCAGCGATTTCAGCAAATACTCTTCTTACTAATGGTAAAGCAACACCTGACCATTGTTCTGAGTTTGATGAAGTACCTGTTGAGTTAGCTTCAGTTACTAATTGTTTAGCTTGGTTTTCAAGCATGATAGCCATACCGTGTCTTTCGTACTCGCTATCGATACCTTCTAATAAACCAGTCTTAGACCATTTACCTACTAGGCCTTTGGTCTCATCCATTTGACGACGAACTGTTGAGTTACTATCGTTTAAGATTGATTTTAATGACATATTGTTTTTGTTTTTGTTGTTTTTAAATTATTTTTTTAAACCTGCTAATTTTTGGAATCTGTTTGCTAAATCAGCTCCTTCAGATAAAATACGCTTTGCTGGTTTAGTTGAAGCAACTGGCTTCGATGCGTATGATTCTTTAATTGACTTTTTAATTGATGGAGATTTGAATCCTTCAGCTAATGTTGAGAAAACTAATTTCACTTCACGTAAATTATGAGCTCTGTCAAAGTTTTCAATTACTTTCATTTTTTGACCTTCGTTCAATGCAAAATTACGGAACAATTTGTTTGAATAAAGAAGTTTAGCATTCAATAAATTAACTTCATTGATTTTACCTTTTAAGAAACGAATAACATTATAAGCTTCTTCTAACTCTTCGCTAGACTCTTCTTCTTCAGTTACTTCTTCAGCCTCTTCGTCTTCTTCTCTTAAAGAACGGATAATTTCGTTGATATCGATATCTTCGTCATCTCCTTCTTCTCCTTCAGAAACTGCTGGCTCTTCTTCCATTTCTTCTTCTCCTTCTTCCATTGCTGGTTCAGCAACTTCTTCTTCAGAATCTTCTCCTTCTAATTCTCTAATGATTTCTTCTAAATCTAAATCATCATCTTCCTCTTCAGTCATTTCTTCTTCTTCGCCTTCTTCTTCAGTCATTTCTTCTTCTGAATGGCTTTCTTCCCCTTCTTCGCCTTCCTCTACAGGAGCTTCGTTATCAGCATACGCCACTTCTTCTTCACCTTCGCTATATGTGTCTTCAACTTCTTCTTCCTCTTCAGAAAGTTCTTCAGCTAATTTCGCAGATAACATAGATTGAAGTCTTGGAGTAAACGCTTCTTCTAAAGCTAATTTAGCATTAGCAAGGGCAGTTTGTTTTACAGCTTTTGCATCAGCAATCGCTTCTTTCAATAAATCTTTCATGTGTTTGTCCTCTTATTTGTTTAAAAATCGGAAATAAGATTATTAGGAATCTTAATAGAATAAATACTATCATGCACCTTGCATAGAAGTAATGTGAGCAAGGTATTGTGCGTTATAACAATAAATATGGACGTGTTTAAGAAAACACGCCCATTTGAGTTATTTTTTTTAAAATCTTAAATTAATTATACTTTTATAACCTTTGTTACAACAGTTTTTAATACTTCCACAGTCATATCTCCACCTTTAAGTGAATCTACAACTAAATGCGTTAATGCTTCTGAATTAGTACCTAGATGTGATAATGCTGACGATACTCCTGAAACTCCTTCTAAAGCGTGATAGATTCCAAATCCTGCTATACCTATCATTATGATAGCATACAATAATTCAGCTGCCGGCTCTGCATTTTCTTTAAGCCATTTATTTCCATTTAAGAAAGCTACTCCTTGAAGAATTTTTTTAAGTGGATATACAAAAGCTGCATGTGCCATATGAGCGAGTTTACCTAGCGCTTTTCCAACTTTTGAAGCATATATTTTATCATGTAAATCATGCATTACTTTTTCATCTCCTGCTTTTTCAGCCGCTTCATATTGATTTTTATAATCAGCTAACTCTTTTCTTTCTTCTGAAGTAAGTGCCATTTTAGCATAAGCCCAATCAATTAATTTACCTAACAATTTAAGTAAAGTTGGAGAAGCTAAAACTAAAGATAATATCAATCCTTCATTTAAAACATCCTCTTTAATTGCAGGATCTGATTTAATAGCATCTAATGAAATGTCTTCAGGCCCTTTAGTAGATAATTTTTTATTTTGTAAATCCTTCGCAATTCCTTTAAGTAGTTTTTCTAAATCAGCATCTGACGCAATGCCAGCTTCTGCTAACATAGATCGATCTTGTTTAGTTAGCGATTCTTTAACTAAAACAAATGCTTTTGTGTGTACTGGTATAGCGTCGTATAATTTCATTATTTTTCTTCTTTATCTTCTTTAGGTTCTTCAGGAGCTACATAATTAGCGTCAATCCAATTAAAGAATTTTTTCTTTGATTTATCATCTTCTAAATCGCTTGGCTCTTGAATTTTAAATTTCTTCATTGCTTTTGTAAAGAACTTTTGATAGTCTTGACCAGAACCAGCGACTGCTGAAGCTTCTGTAACCATACTACCTACATCATAATATTTGTTCAATGTAGACCCTATGTCTTCATAACAAGCTTCTAAACGTTGCTGAAGCGTTGACATTTCTTGAGCAGTCTTTTCAAATATTTTGTGAGCCTCTCCTAAATGCTTCATATGACGACCTACAGTCTGGTGATCAAACCATTCTTCAGTTTCTGATAAAGTTAATTGGTTTGCCGCATTTATCATTTCTCCTAGATATTGAGAGGTCTCTCTTAAATTATGACTTCTGTAAATAGAATTAGAATGCTCTGCAAATTTATATACAGCTTCTAAAAAAGCTTTTTTCTGTTTCGATGACATTCCATCGGTCGCAGACTTATTTTCCTTAAGTTTAATAAGTGATGCAAGTTTAATAGGCTTATTACTCATAGATTTGTTATTTATGTTTTTTACTGACACGTGTAATTCAGTTATATATTAAAATTGTGCTGTGAATTTATTGTTTTTAAATAATACCGTTCCTGATTCTAAAGTTTCTTGTTTACCGAATGGATGCATAAACTTAAATCTGAATAGAAATGAATATCCTCCTATCATATTTGGTAAAGGAGTTGCTACCACTTCTAAAGATAATGTGTTAAACATTGCCTTCATTATATTTGTTCTAATTTCCTTTTCCAAAGAAGTAGAGTAAATTGCAAAGTTATTTCCTTTTTTAGTTAAAGAAGGAGTAGCAGGATTAATACCTGTTTGCTGTCTAAATACATCAACAGCTCCTTTTAACACTTGCTCGGAAGGCTCTACAACAGCTTCAGTTAAAGCTTTTCTAACTTCAGACTCTATAAGTTTTCTTAATTCAGCTTTCATTATTTTGTATCAGTTAAGATATCAGTTATCAATCTATTTACTTTGTTGTATTTAGATGATGAAAAAGTTTGACCTGGTTGAATTGATTCGTGCATTGGTTTTAAAAATGCTCCGTGAGTTGAAGGATTTGATACAAAGTCAAAAGCAATTAACTCAAAGTCATTTTGAACTTCTACTTCAGATTCTCCTAATTGCTTAACAGACCCTAAACCTCTAGAAGAAATACCTAATTTAATTCCACATTTGAAAAGTTCTTTTAAAATGTTTCCTGAAGGTGTTGATAAAACTTCTACAGTACCACATAAATCATTTCCATCCCAATGCATTTCTGTAATGTTATGAGATACATTGTTTAAGTTAACTATAGATGAATCTGGATGATCTAACTCTCCTAACGCTCTTCTTTCTTTGATATTGATATCATTGTATTTAGTAGCTTCTCGCATCAATATATCTTTTGGATATACTCTACCGTTTTGGTTTTTAGCGTCTGCTCTTTGAAGAACTCCTTTAACTAAAAGGCGTCCGTTATTTCTTTCCATAGATTCATTTATCTTTTCTGGCGAAATGTCAAAGGTGATATAATCTACTAATAATCTTTTATTTTCCATGATATTATTTTAAATGTAATTGAGACGATAACTTCATAAAAGTAGACTCGGCAACATTGCTTTTATTTTTCTTAACTCTTTTATAACCTAACATTTCAATAGTGTCATCTCCTACATCGCCAAAGGCGTTTGGAGTGTCATATGGACCTGCTCCAGCAGCTACAGACATTTCTGAAATATCATCTGTCAACTCGTTCATCATAAAATCAAATACTTGATCTATAGTTTCAGTCGAGGTAGCAATGTGATCTTCAGCCCAGTCATGACCGTTTTCTATTAATGTATTAATTTCGTCTTCGTTTTTCTTTAAAAGAATTTCACATTGTCTATGAATTTGTTTTAAATTGCTAAAAAACATATAATTTTTAGAACGCTCGGAATCTAAAGCTCCTTCCTTTAAAAGGAATTTTTTAAATGAATCTGAATATGACATAAATTATTTTTTAATAGTATAATACAGTTATATCTCCTGCTGCTGATGCAGACACATAAGATAATTGAATTGGATATATAACATGATTCTGTCCTGGTTCGTGAAAGTCTACTGCTACATATCCTTGTCCATTAGAACCTGACAGAACTACACTTCCTGTATTCATCATCATAAAAGCTGCGTTATTAGCAAAGCTTCCTGTTAGCGTTAAAGGATTATTTTGTGTAGCTGTTACTCGAATGGTTCTTGTAAAAGTTACTCCATTTTGACCTTGTGAGTGATATGCGTTTTGAAACGAATATATTGGATTTACTGGATTAGACATGATCTATACTTTTTTAAGTTCTTTGATTAATTCATGATACCGTAACAAATTCAATACATGATTGTCTTTAATTGCTTTAACAGAAGCTAACTCTTTTAATAAATTAGTTACTTCAGTTAATTTAATTTTTACTACAGCATCATCTACTTTAGAAGTCAATGTCTTTAATTCTTTTTGAAGTTTAGCAGATTCTTTAACAATAAAGTCTTTTAAATCTGGACCGTCTGAAACTGTATTAATATAGTTTCTTAAAATTGATTTTTGACCTTCATTCAAATTTGAATATTTGTCATTGAATTTATCAACTAAAATTTTATAAGATAGTAAACGAACATCTTTATCTTGTTTAACAAAATCAGACATTTCATTTAACTCAGCTTTTACCTTAACTTCTTTACGAGTTATATGCTCTATAATAGTATATCTATTATTAACAGACTCGGTAGGGTTATCAGCAATAGTAAATTCAAACAATTTATAAATTGCAGCTAGAGTTTTATAGTTATTTACTTTTGATTTGAAAAAGTCTTCAACATTATAAGTGTCTCTGATTTCTTTGATCAAGTTATATTTTTGTCTGTTTAAAGTTGCTTGGTTAATTTGCGATTTTGCCACTAACACTGCTTCAATTAAATGATTAGCTTTTTCTTCTTTTGTGAAATGCTCTTTAACTAAAGTTTGATACAAGTTAAGTTCTTTTGCTAATGTTGTAGATTTAGCAAAATACTTCTTGATAAGTGGAATCGCCTTTGAATCATTATTGTTCAAAGTGTCGGACGCAACTTGGCGAACAAGTAATTCGAATAGTACGCCGGTGTTTTTAAACTTTGAGTGCTTTAAATTTTTCATTCAGGCTATGTGTTTCTTTTTAATAATAAATATGAACTTTCTAATGTTTTAATTTCCTTCTGGCAAAATACTTGCCTCATCATCTATACTGGTTTGTTCCGACAATAAAGTCGCTTTTTTATTCACAAATTTTTCTAATCCGTATTTTTTAATTAAATCTACAGATTCATTTCTTGCGTTTTTCCAAGCTACTTTACCAATTGGATCGTATCCTCTAGGATGATCGTGAGTATTGTATTTTATTCCTTCTTTAGGTCTTCCAGCTCCTGGCCATCCTCCTTCAGGTACTTCAGGTGTTTTTCTATTTTTAGAACGTTTATCATATTTCTTTTCTAGGTCTTCATCAATGCCTTCCCCAAATGGATTAGCTCCTGCAGGTTCTTCTTCAGCTCCTGCTTCACCTCCAGCATCTTCTGCTCCTGCTTCTTCACCGCCTTCTTGTTCTTCTTTCTTTTTATTAAATTCATCTAAAGGATCTTCACCTTCGTCTGCAATTTTAGTCATTCTGAAAGTTTCTTTTTGATCTTGAATTATTCCTTGAACTATATTTTCAATTTCATCATCTGCAAAATTAAATATATTTCTGAATATCCAATCTTTAGAAATTACTTTACCTTCTAACATTGATTTAGCTAAATCAACTTTGGTAGCATATAAAGTTAATTTTTCTTGCTCGTAAATAGTTGACGGAGAAGTCATTGACAATTCAAAATCAGCTAACTCTGAATTTTCATAACCTTGAGCAGATAAATGCACAATAGCTATTTTATATAATTCAGAAATTACAATTCTTTGAATTCGCTCAATAGTTCTAGCAAAACGAACATCTTCTGCTGCAAGAGTTGCTTTACCTCCTACTCCTTCTTCATATCCTAAAAATGCTTTTGGCACTTTCAAAGCTGCCATCATTTTATTTCTTAAATACTCAATATCGTCAATACCTGTAAATTCCATTCCAGCTAAAGTGTCAATTTCAGTTCCAGAAGCTCCACCCCTTACAGGTAAGAAATAATCTTCTAACATATTTTGCATGTTAAATTTAAGATTATATTCTCCAGTAGCTTGATCTACAAAAGGAGTCTTTTTCATATTATTGACAATTTTCTGCATATACGCATCAACTTCATTAGGCGGAATATTACCTACATCAATTTTGAAAATTCTCTTTTCAGGAGCTCTCATGATTCTATGGATCAACATAGCATCTTCCATTAAGGTTAATTGTTTCCAAACTTTTCTACCTCCTTCAATCATTGATCTACCATATGGTAAAAAGTTTGAGTCAGTTAACAATCTAAAATGTGCAATTTCAAAGTTTTCGTAAGTAATACTTTCTCCTCCTAATTGCTTAAATTGAACTGCATATGGATTATTAGGGTCCATACCTTCCTCACGAATAATTTCATATGCTGATAATGGAACTACATTGATAACTCCAATCTCTTCAGCTACGTCTAATTTTAAATATAAATCTCCATACTTACACATATTTCTAACCCATGGCCATAAATTAAATTCTATATTTAAAATGTCATAGAATAAATTGTGAAGTATCTTTTTTGTATTTTCGTCATTACTAGTTATTCTTAATACATCTCCAAAGTCATCTTTCATTACAGTCTCATCTGCGTAAATATCTAGAGTTGAATTAATAATAGCATCTTGGTCCATTGTTTCATAATCTGTATACAATTCTACTTTTGAAGAAAAGTAATTGTAGTTAGGATTGTATGTATTTGATGAGTATGGTTTAACTCCGTGTAAGCGAGTAAATCTATCGCTATATCTTGAATTGTGTGGATTACCCATTGACTGTAAATGG